AGTACAAAGATCAATAGTTTAGGTAGAAAAATAATGTTTCTTTTGGCTGTGATATTTACGCAAAGTTCTCTCGGAACTAATGCAGTTTTATTGTCTAGTCAGAATTTGGAACAAAATGGGTATGTCAAGTATAGTAATGGACTATTAATACAATGGGGAAAAAAAACTTCAGGTGGAAGTTATCAGGGAACTATTTATTTCCCTGTTTCATTCTACAACTCCTATTATTCATTATGTATAGGCCCTGCAAAAGGAAATGTAGTAGATAATTCGAGTTGGATTGCAAATTATACAGCCAACAAAGTAGGCAGTTTTAATTATATAAATACTTATTCTATGGGTAGTTCAAATAACACATCTTCTGCAGAATTTAGTTGGTTTGCGATCGGGCGCTGGAAATAATTTAAAAACATGTATTATGAAGTATTGGAAAAATGGATTCTACGACGAATACCAGGAAGATTCGGTAGAGATTACAGAAGAGTATTATAATCAGTTACTAGCTGGTCAATCAGCCGGATTGCTTATAGTGGAAAGCAAGAAAGGTTGTCCGATCTTAGCTGTACATCAACCCTCTATCAAGGAAATTAGAGCACGAAAGCTCAATGAATTACGATTGTACGATTCATCTGCAGAAGTGAATCGGTTCTGCATAGATAATACGCATGGGTGGTGGGATAAAGCTACTCGCGTAGGCCTTATGAACTCTATTGCAATCGAAAGGGCATCCGGACGATCTGAAACAAATATCTGGCTGGGTGATACTCTGTTTGTTTTGCCTGTCGAAAAGGCTATTGATATGTTACAACAGCTAGAATTGTACGCCCTTGCGTGTTTTGACACAACACAAAGGCATACAAAGACTATTCAACAGCTAGCGACAAAAGACGAAATAGAAACATACGACTTCCGTACAAGTTATCCCGGAAAGCTAAGTTTTTCCGGATAACCGATCGTATAATCGTAGTTTTCGATTTCCTCAATAGTCTGCAATGCTCTGACTGCTGCAATGTGCGATTGTGTAACATTGTAGCAGTTTAGTGCATACATCTCGATTTCATTCAGCATTGATAAAGCGTCAGGTATAGGGATAATATACTTCACTGCATCATACCACAGGACTGTATGCGTTTTCCCTGCATTTTTTTCAATCGTAATTGAGTTAAATAATCCAACACGTGTGCTTTTATCTAACCACATGCTTTTACCCAATAAATCAAAAGAATTGACACTATTTGATTTGTCAAATAATTGTATTTCAGATATTTTCATTTTTAGCGCTTCTTCAATGTCGTACTCATATTCTACCAAAATAGGATATCTATTTTTGCTTTCAGCTATTATCAAGCCGGTAGATTGACCAGCTAACAACTCTTGATAATATTCTTCTGTAATTTCTACCGAACCATCTATAGGCTCGTCGTAGAATCCATTTTTCCAATACTTCATAATACATATTTTTAAATTATTTCCAGCGCCCGATCGCAAACCAGTCCCATGATTCTTGTGATAATCCAGTAGTACCCCCACTTGCATAATTCCTATTCAAATAAAATCTACTAACTGTTTTATTTATCGCCAAGGGAGATGATGAATATACGGCGGAGTCACTACTAGGCTTATATACAGTTGCAAATATTTTATATTCAGTATTATAAAAAGATGTAGGCATAGTCACACTATACGAAGCTGTAGATGAACCTCCAACTCTACCCCATTGTACAAGTAATCCATTATTAAATTTTGCATAACCGTTCAAGGATAGGTTTACGCTTATTGCGTTCGATAGATCAGCTAAAGCATACGTAGTCCCGAGAGAACTTTGCGTAAATATCACAGCCAAAAGAAACATTATTTTTCTACCTAAACTATTGATCTTTGTACTCATGTTATAATAATTATACTATTTCCAGCGACCAATAGCGAGCCAATTAAAACCTGCCCAATATGCTCCGTTATTTATGTCAGTTGCATGATATAGTCCGAACATTAAGAATGATGATTTAGATTGGGTCCAAACATCACCAGTTAGATTTGTGGTATCATCTGTTCCTCTGCGCATTGTTATTATGACAGAATAGATAGTATCATAAAAAGATGTTGGTAGATATATTGTTTTATTCCTACCTGATGAACTGCTATATCCCCATTGAATCATCAGACCATCTGGCAGTTTGTAATACCCATTTTGTCCGAGGTTCTTTGTCGTAACATTGGAAAAATCTTTCAATGCGTAATTCGTCCCGAGAGAACTTTGCCAAATTATCAATGCAAAAAGTAATACCAATTTTCTACTAATGCTATTCATCCTTGTTTTTATGTTATAATATTTCCTACTTCCATCTACCTATTGCCATCCAATCAAAACCACGAGTAGAGCTGCCTACAGATATTGTAGTTGTTGCATTTACATATTTTCTCATTATAGATGCATAAGTGTTTGTCTTAGCATAAGGTAACGCTGTATATAATGCCTGATCGCTAGATGCTGTTTCCATTGTTGTCATAAATCGGTAGGTTGCATCATAAAAGGAAATGGGGAAATATACTGTCGCGCTTCCAGCTGATGCATTTGTAAAATATCCCCATTGAACCAATAAACCATCCTCATATTTGCGATAGCCGTTTTGTCCTAGATTTTGCGAGCTAATTTGTGCAGATTTTGTTCCGAGAGAACTTTGGTTAATATAGCAAGTGTATCTCTCCTCCTCTAATGTTCCTCCTTTAAAATCAATGTATCACATTTTATTTCACGACAATGCTGCTAATGTCGTATCTAATGTATCATATTATTGTTGATTCGTTTATCTGTTCCTTACTTTTATGCCTATTATTCTAATATATTTCTATTTGACATTTATATTTTAGGATATAATTCTAAAGGTAATATGATTTTATATAGTGACGATAAGGAAATAAAAATCGAAGTAAAGGATGAAAGTTACTCTTATGAAGCTGTCATGGGAGAAGATACACTTACTTTGTATTTTTCCCATCCCGGATATCTTGAAATTCCGGTCGGTTCTTGGTGTGATTTCTACGGGAAACGATACTTCTTAAAAAAGGATTCAAATTTAAAGAAGAATGGTGAACGTAACTTTGAGTACACTCTGATTCTCGAAACCGGTAGAGCAGACGCAACCTTGTGGAAAGTACGGCATACTGTTGATAATAGTATCAAATTCTCATATACAGCAAAAGCACATGAGCATCTCCGCTTACTAGTTGAAAATCTGAATCGTCGTGGTACCGGTTGGAAAGTCGGTGATTGTATTGAAGGAACAGAGAAAGTTATCAATTACAGTCATACCTATATTCTTGATGCTCTGAATCAACTGGCAGATATATACGAGATAGAATGGCAGATCACTGAAGAAACTATAGATGGAAAGCAGATAAAGACAGTTCATCTACGTAAAGTTGAATACAACAAGGATAATCCTTTGAAGTTGTCTTACGGGAAAGGCCATGGGTTCAAAGTTGGCGTAGGTCGGGAATCTGGCGACATTCCTCCTGAAATAATCCTCGTGGAGACCACGGATCGCAATATTGATTATTCAACATACGGAGCTAAGAATTTATTGCTTCCTAAGTCTAAAACTCTAGTATATGAAGGGCATACCTATAAAACAGATGCGGACGGCTCCTGTGTTATGCGTGCAGATAAAGAGCTTACTACCGCTAAGGAAGATAGCTTGGATTGTACAGAGATTTATCCTTCGCGTGTCGGTACCGTCAGTGCTGTTCTTGAAGTCAATAAGGAGAATAATTTCTATGATTTTGTAGACGAAGATATCCCCAAAGAGTTGAACTTTGAGGATTGTCTTATTGCAGGTGAGAACATGACAGTTATCTTCCAAACCGGTATGCTCACCGGGAAAGAGTTCGAGGTGAAGTATATTCATGAGGAAAAGGATAAGAAAGCGGGACGTCGCTTTGAAATTGTCCCGCAGGAAATCGACGGCATTACTATGCCTGAACCGGAAGTCTGGCGGCCTAAAGCTGGTGATACATACACAGTGTTCGGAATTCAGTTACCGAATGCTTATATCTGCAACGATACAACGCAGACCGGTGCCAGCTGGGAAGTATTCAAAGAAGCTGCCAAATACCTGTACGAGCATGAAGATAAGAAGTTCACATTTACCGGTACGCTCGATGGAATTTGGGCTAAAAAACGCTGGTTGCAGATTGGTGGTAAAATTAAACTAGGCGGTTACGTAGACTTTTCCGACACACAATTTCATCCAGAAGGTTCCCTTATCCGGATGATCGGAATCAAACGTTTTGTGAATAATCCGTATTCTCCCGAAATTGAACTTTCTAACGAACCGGTAGGCACATCTGTTTCAAGTGATCTGAATAAGATTGAGACAAACGAGGTAACGGTCGATAGTAAATACAAAGATGCTTTGCAGTTTACCAAGAGACGGTTCCGGGACGCAAAGGAAACGATGTCGATGCTGGAAGATGCATTGTTGAATTTCTCTGGATCTGTCAATCCGATAACTGTTTCAACTATGCAACTGCTTGTAGGTGATGAAAGTTTGCAGTTCCGGTTTGTGAACTCAAAAACAAATCCGGCACAAGTATCTCACAATACTACTTATAATACCAGCACAAGAATACTAAATGCTCCGGCAGGAATCATTCAGCATTTGACACTCGGTATTAATACTCTTTCTTCTTCTCACAAAGCAGATGAATATAAATACTGGGATTTTGTTGAATACAATTCTCCGGCACTCACTGATCTTGAAAAGAAATATTATCTATATGCTGTATGCAGCAAAGAGAATCAAACTGGTACGTTTCTTCTAAGCGAAACGGCTATTAAGATGGAGGGCATAGCAGGATATTATCACTTCCTAGTCGGTGTACTCAACAGCGAGTATGAAGGTGAACGCAGTTTTGTTGAGCTGTACGGATTTACGGAGATTCTGCCGGGACGAATAACTACTGAACAGATAATTTCCCCGGATGGGGAGACGTATTTCAATTTGGTAAAAGGTGAAATAGGCGGAAATATTCAAATTAAAACCGGATCGTCCGGATTGGAAAATCTGTCTGAATGGGAAGCAGCTCACAAAGAAATTGAAGATGCTGGTAAAGCAGCAGAACAGGCCAATAATGCAGTAGAAGGGCTTCATGGTTATGTAGATGGAGTATTTGCCGATGGTATTATTACGGAGGCCGAAGCGAAAGCTATTGAAAAGTATATCAATACGATTAATAATGCAAAGGCGGCGATTGAAGCTACCTATAACAAGCTATACACTAATATGTATTTATCCGGGTCTGCCAAAACGGGTTTATTAAATGCTAAAGTTACCCTTATGGGGTGTATTTCAGACCTGATAAATGCAATTAATACAGCTATTGCAGACGGACTTACAACACCGGAAGAGAAACAAAACGTTGATGCCAATTTTGCCTATTTCAATAGTGCCTATGCCGATTTCAATACAGCCGTAGAATCTGCAAATAGAGCTATTCAGGATAAGCTAAAGGAGTTCTCGGATGCCGCTATGAAAGAAGCATTGCAAGCCTTACAAGACGCAGAAGATGCCGGCAAAGCAGCGGAACAGGCAAACAGCGCAGTTAGTGGTTTACACGACTATGTGGACGGAGCATTTGCTGACGGCATTATTACGGAAGCCGAAGCGAAAGCCATTGAGAAGTATCTAAATACAGTCAAAAATACAAGGGCAGCCGTCGAAGCTACCTATAACAAACTGTACGCAAATTCATACCTGGAAGGTGAAGCGAAAACAGGTTTGCTTAATGCTAAAATATCTCTATTTGGTGCTATTGATAATCTTATTGCTGCAATCAATACAGCCATTACCGACGGACAGACAACCGTTGAGGAAAAGCGGAATGTAGATGATAAGTTTGCCCTGTTTAATTCTGCCTTGGCTAGTTTCAATACAGCGGTTGAAGTTGCGAATAAAGCTATTCAGGATAAATTAAAAGACTATTCAGACCAGTGCTTCGCTGAATTGAAAGTACTCAATACTCAAATCTCCGCACAAGTGACACGGGTCGATAGCTTAACGCAGAGGATAGATACTGCCGGATGGATTACCACAGCAGACGGTAACAAGATATACGCTTCTAAAGAGCTAGAAAATGGCAATACACTTATATCTTATATCAACCAGGCGGCCGGAGAGACTACGATTCATTCATCTAAAATTAACCTTGAAGGTGCTGTTACAATCACCGCACTTCATGGTGATCTGCAGACAATGATTAATTCTAAGATTGATCGTGACGGATTGGGTAAGTTGGCATTTGAGGATGCGGTTGAATATGCGAAGTTAGGCACTACTATTGTGGTGGGCGGTTACCTAAATACTGACTTGATAAAAGTCCGTAGAATTGATGCAGATTCCGGTTTCATAGGTGGTTTTACCATCGAGGGTGGTCGTCTTGTGTGGACACGTTCTGATTATTTCGGAGGGACATCAAGAAGTTTAAAGCTTGGTTCAGGAACTGCAAAGGAAGGCGTTGTTAATGTGACTTTTAATGCTGCAACTGATGGTAAATTTGGAGTTTGTGCAGTAGGAGCAACAGCTGGAGGAAGTGCGGCCATCTATGGTTCTTCTAAATCAAATCCTACATATCCGAGCAATTACATTTATGCAGGTTTCTTTGATGGTAATGTGAATGTATTGGGTGATGTTTCTGCGAATGGATTTTACCCTCGTGATGGGAATGGAAATACTATGGACGTAGTATCAGATATATGGGTATATGGTTTAAAAGACAGCAATACTTTTGGATATAGAGCACATATCGTGAAGGGGATTATTGTAGAATTAAAAAATACATAAAGTTGCAATGAAAGTAAATTTAAACAGAAACTTGCTTGACTTTAGAGGTCGGGAGTTTATTGAATTAGTGAATGGGAAAGAAAGTAAGAAATCTGTCCGTGATTTGGTTGCAGAGGCATTATTTGCAGCTGGTTCTAATCCACAGAAGAATATGGAAACTTCCAAGAAGTTACGAGCATACAAAATGCTACAACAGATTATTAGCAACCGTGGAGTACTTAATATTGAGACAGAAGATGCTGCTCTTTTAAAAGAGATTTGTGGAGAATATCTCACTGCAGGTACATACGGACAAATTTATGATTTAATAGAAGGAGGAAACAAAGAATGAACATTACAGCAACTAACAGCACCGCTTCAACTAAGGTTACGGATGCTATCAGGGTTAAATACAGAATGTCAACCCGTGGTACCGAAGCGGTGAAAGATATTACTGCCGAGATTGTCAAGGATGAAACGGTAGTCGGATTCTTCAATACATCAAGAAATGGGGTGACCGGTTTCTCTCTGCATGAAGCTCACGGGCTGACTCCCGGAGAAGTGAAACAAGTATTTCAAACAGCCATCGATGATTGTAGCGAGGTATTAAAATAAAGTATTAATATTTTAAATAAAAATGATATGGATTATTTCAAAAACTTACTTATTGGATTGATTACCGGTATAGCTGCTTATCTTAATCCCATCTCTGGGGAGATCAAAAGCCTTATTGCAGTATTTGCTCTTAATTTCATCTGTGGGCTGCTTACTGCGCTCCTTATCAATCATGAAAGCTTTTCTTTTAAAAAGGCTTGGAGGTGCATTGTAGAAGCGACCATTTTCTTTGCCTTGGTTAGTTGTATCTATTTTATAGGTGAGCATAAAGGAAATCCGGAAGGTGCTCTGCAATGTGTCTCATTTATTACGTACAGCGTATTCTATTTTTACGGGGTAAATATTCTAAGGAATATCAAAGAGATTTTACCTAACTCTAGCAATGGTTATAAGGTAGTAGCCTTCTTGCATTATGTGCTAAGTGTCGAGTTTATAAAGAATATCCCTTATCTAACGAACTACTTACAAAAAGGAGGTGCAAAATGAAGACTATTGATGCAATTATTATCCACTGCTCGGCCACACGTGCCGGGCAGGATTTGAGAGCTAAAGACATTGATCGGATGCACCGGGCAAGGGGATTCAACCAAATAGGTTATAATTATGTGATTGACCTAGACGGAATGGTTGAGAATGGGCGATCGTTAAGTATTGACGGAGCACATTGTAATACCAAAGGATTTTCAGAGTCTTCGTATAATAAACACAGCATTGGTATCTGTTATATCGGAGGTTTAGATGCAACTGGAAAGCCTGCTGATACACGTACTCCGGCTCAAAGGGCAACCTTGCGTGAATTGGTGGCAAAGTTATGTAAGGAGTATCCCATCGTCGAACTGCTCGGACATCGTGATACTTCTCCAGACCTAGACGACAGCGGCGAAGTGGAACCGGCAGAATACATCAAGGCGTGCCCCTGCTTTGATGTCAGGAGTGAATTTTCTAATTTTCTTCGTAATACAGTGATCCGGCCATGAAAGCGCTAATTTATATAACCATATTGCTGACGTCAGCAATATGGTTCATATCCTGCCGGACTCAATATATCCCTGTAGAGACTGTGAGAACCGAATATAAGACACGTGACAGTATACGGGTTGACAGCATCTATAATCAGGATAGCATCTATGTACTTGTTAAAGGTGATACCGTATATCAGTATAGATATAAGTACCTGTATAAGTATCAATATCTAAATAGGGCGGATACGATGATTAAGATTGATTCAGTACAGGTTCCTTATCCGGTCGAGAAGCAGTTAACGCGGTGGCAGCAAATGAAAATAGAGCTAGGTGGATGGGCGTTTGGGGTAATAATTGCCTTTGGGCTTGTAATTAGTGGGTGGGTTATCTATAGTAGGATAAGGAAGAAATAATCTTAATAACCGACTGTAGTATAAGCTGAGCTTTCATATAATACTATATGAAAAATTGATTAACTGATAATAAAGATCTCAGTAATTTGTTTTATATTTGTGGTGTCACTAAATATATATTTATGGATCAAGATAATACCAAATCTAACTATTTGCATCAAATAGGGGATGATTATAAGAATCTTATGAATGGATTCAATAACTCTACTCTTTTTAATGCTGGTCCTATATTATCCAATGGGAAGTATATACAGCTATCAGCTTATGAAGAGAAAAAAGTTGGAGCAGCTGTTACAGCTGGAGATAGTTCTATTATTATTACAAAATAAAAACATTATGGCAAGTTGGAGTGAATTGTTGAATGAAGCAGACGCTTCTGCAGATCCTGTATCATTTTTAAATCAACGACGGGAGCAACTTTTAAATTCTATTTATGAATACACGGGGAGGAATGTAATCGCTTACTACTCATCGTGGCTGACAAAGCCTCAAGCACCGGATATTGATATTAGTGATTCTGATAAGAATGCTTTTATGCAGGCTATATACAAAATGGATAAAACTAAAGGATTAGATTTGATATTACATACTCCTGGAGGAGGAATAGCAGCAACTGAAAGCATTGTAGATTATCTGCATTCAATATTTGATGGAGACATTAGAGCTATTATTCCGCAAATGTCTATGTCCGCAGGGACGATGATTGCTTTGTCATGCTCATCTATAATAATGGGGAAACAGTCTAATTTAGGACCAGTAGACCCTCAGAATAGAGGAATATCTTGTCAAGAAGCATTAGATGAGTTTGAAACGGCTAAACAGGAAGTAAAAGATAACCCTTCTTCATTGGGGTTATGGCAAGTTCTTATTTCTAAATATACTCCTACTTTTCTAGTTTCTTGTAAGAATGCTATAGACTGGTCAAAAACATTAGCTACTACATGGATTACTAATAATCCCAATATAGAAGTAAAAGATATAGATAAGATAGTAAAGCTGTTTGTAGAACATAGCGAAAGCAAATCTCATGATAGACATATCTCTAAAGACAAATGCAAGGAGGTCGGTTTGAATATTATTGATATGGAAAGCGACAATACTTTGCAAGATTTATTTTTGAGTTTGCACCATTGTTATATGATTTTCTTTGATAAAACAATAGTAGTTAAAACTGTGGAAAACCATTTAGGGGCTACATATTTAAGAACTTATACCGAAACTCCAAAGTAATAAGTCTAACCTTTTATCGCATTGATAAATATTTCTCCCCGTCTCCTTGATTCGGGGCTTTTCTTTTGGCCATCCAGCAATAATCACTACCTTTACATTGTAGAAGTTTACTTGTTAGCGAATAGGTAACATTGCCTCGGGTCGAAAGATTCAGGGCTTTTTCTTACTCATAATCAAACTTCTCGTATCTTTGCAAAAAAGATCCATAATGAAAGTCAAACATGAATATGAAAGAATGCCAGCCAATGAGGTTTGGAATGTAGTAGTAGCTTATATTAATAAGAACAAGCAGTTTTTATCTTCTACTGGTATTAAATATAACGCCAAGGTCATCATTGATTCTATAGAATATAAAGGTGGCAGGGAAGGAAGCGATAGAGCCACTGAAGGAGAGTCTATCAGTAAGAATCAATTTATTTCCGCATTTAGGCAAGCCCGTGATATGGAATGTATCAATACAAAAAAATGTCAAGGCATATATTGATAGAAAGCAAAGTCCATTTGTTGGCTTACTAAAGTCGGTTGGCATCATTGAGTAAGATAAAGTTCAGAAGCAAAGTGCTTGCAAGATCTACTATAAATAATGAATAGGTAGTATTCGGCTACCTATTCATTATGCTTTCCATAAAATACTAGAATCATTAATCTTCATTTTCTCTAATAATTGGTAGAATAGTATTCAAATTAAAAAAATAATAGTATATTTGTGTACAGACGTGGATGTCTGTTGTATCATCTCTCTACGGAAAAGTTGCTAGTTTTCGAGAACGGGAGACAATACGTTATATACTCCAAAAAGAATGAGCCTCGACTAAGTGTAGTCGGGGCTTTTATATGTTGTCTAACATTTGATTGCCTTAATAATATTGGTTTATTTGTTTCTATTTTTGTGAGATGATTAATAACATAATTGATTATGGAAGATTTTAATCCTTTAAATGAGAAGCATATTCAGATATCAAACGCTGGGCTTTGCCTACTTACTCCCTGGCTGAACCGCCTATTTGATATGCTCGACTATCTGAATGAGGAAAAGACGTTTGTAAACACGGAAGCTCAGATACATGCTGTATTCTTGCTGCAATACTTCGTGTATGGAGACGATCGGGAATATTTGGAGACAGAGCTATCTTTCAATCGATTGCTGGTCGGACTCCCTTGGCATGTTCCGCTTCCGAAGCAGATGCCTTTTAGCCGGAGAGAGACGGATGTTGTCGACTCATTGTTGATGGCTGTGAAAAACCAGTGGCCGCAGATGAAAGACAAGTCATCGGTCAAGGGATTCATGGAGAGCTTCGTTGCCCGTAGTGGTACGCTGGAGCAACAGGAGGAACAGTGGTTGTTGGTGGTAGATGCAAAGGCATATGACATGCTGCTGGATACTGTACCGTGGAGTTTCAGGCGGATACAGTTGCCATGGATGGAAAAAAGGATAAGCGTTGCCTGGCGTAATGGGTAAACATCTGTCTTTTAGTTTTTTTATCGAAATGCGTATTAATAAGGTGATTAATCTTGACATTTTTTAATATAGGATTTGATGCTTATTAATAACTGTAATAGTTAAAGGGATTTGTAGAAGGGGCGGCTGAATAAGTTGCCCTTTTTGTGTATGCTTTCAACATCATAATGTCTACCTACATTTCGATATAATTTTTTATACTGCTCAGGGGGGAGAGTCAGTTTATCGCTGTTTTTCCTCTGTTTTATTCACTAAAGAAACGTTGGGAATTAGGCTTGTAGGCTGGGTACGGTTATCCAGGTGGTTGGTACGTTGGGGCGGGAGTTAGCTATAACTTATTTATGTGGTAAAAAGTAACTTATTAGACTGTCTTTTTTATTAATATTTATCATTGAACAATTATCGGTTTATCTTTTTGTAATAAGGTGTTTTTGTATATAGAGGTGTATATACCTTGTTCCTTTATTATAAAAAATATCATAATAATCACATTTTATCGACTTTTAATCCTTGTTTTCACCAGTTTGTTTGTGATTCATGAAAAAGCAATTTGAGTACATGAAGAATAATAAATAAATTTGCCGTTTTCTAAACGTTATTTAATTTTTATATGAAACGATTTTTCTTTTATTTATTATGCCTATTTTTTATAGGTTGCAGTAAAGACAATGGAGATGAAGAAAATGGCAATTTGCCAGAAGATAAGCCTGTAAAGGAATATCCTCTTGTAAACATTGATTGGGATAAAACTACAGTTGTAAGTCAAGATGATGAGTCCGGAGATATTAGATTGACATTTGAGGGCGAGGCTCCTTCTTTTCAGGAAGGTCATTCTCTTATAGTTTTGGATAACTCTACTTCCGGTTATATCAGGCGTGTGATGCAGACAGAGACAGAAGGTAACAACATTACGCTGAAAACAGTGGAAGCGGATATGACGGAGTTGTTCAGTGATGAAGAGTTATCTTTTTCATTAGTCCCATCCTCTATGACTACGAATGTAAGGACCATAAACAACAGTAGAGCGATTATTGATGATAACAATGTAATATATCCAACTAAAATCGTTTTATCTAGTGAGGATGGTAATGATTTAACAATTTATGATGTAGATTCTGATAATGATATAACAAGAGCTAAGGATAACTTTTTGGAAGATATTTTAGTAATGGATCATTCAGGAGAAATCATAACAGCTAGTGAAAACGGAAATCTGTCTCTTTATTGGGAAAAAAATCGGCTAGAAACTACTTTAAAAGGACAGGTACGTTTAAAGTTTGGTAAGAAAGTAAATGAGAAAGAGATTACCCCAAATTTTAAAATACCTGTTAGCGAATTGGAAGAATTCAGTTTTACTGTTGATGCGCAAGCAAAATGGGAATTAATATTAGGTGCTTTAATAAAAGGGAAGTTTGAGGAAAATGATAAAGGGATGCTAAAACAGAATGCGTTTCAGAAACTTCGCTTTATGTTTGTGGCACCACCTGCTGGGATTCCTGTTTATCTCTCTCTTGATATTGATCTTTTATATGAATATTTAGTAAAAGGTGAAGCACAGTTGAAAGCAACAGGAGGAGTTACTTTTGGTGGTGATTTCCATACAGGAGTACAGTATATGAAAGGTAAAGGATGGAGTCCAATAGCCGATGCTAATTTTACTAATACTCCGAAATCTATAGAGATACAATCGTTTGCTAATCTGGATTTCCAAGCTTCTGTTTACCCTAGAATAAGTCTCAAATTATATAATTTAGCTGGACCATTTTTATCAGTCAAACCATATTTTAGGGATGAAGTAAGGGCTGCTTTCTATAACGAAATAGGTTCGGTGAATAAAGACTATTATGCGTTGACAGAAAAAGCATATGCAGGTATTGACTTACAGGCTGGTATTTTATTAGGGTTTGTAGGATTAGGAACAGAAATATCTCTTGATCCTCTAACTCTTTGTGAAGGTCAGATTTATAATATGCCTAATAAACTAACCCTTCAGTCACCTGTAGAAGGCACATCCATAAAAGTAAAAGAGTCGGTTGATGTAACCTTTAACCTCACACGGACTATACTAGGACAAGAAGTTCCAAGTCCGATGGGTATGGTCGTAAAATTTGAGGCTAAGGATGGTAAACTGAATCATACCTATGGAATCACTGACATATTGGGAAATGTAAAAGTTCAATGGACTCCGCTAAAGGGTGGTGCAATATTGAAAGCGAAAGTTTTTGATGAAAACATGAATGTTATAAGTGAGGCAACGTGTGGACCGGCAAATGATATTTATGGAACATGGGAGATCACCTATGATTCTATTTATAACCAAAGTTTAGATGGTGGAAAACCTTGGATACGTGTAAAAAAATACCCAGGTGAATCTATTACTTTAAATGAAGATTTTAGCGGAGTTTGGATGATTCCTGATGATGATAATGACATTTTTTCATATATATATAATGAAGATTATCTGATTTTCAAATATGCTGCATATGATGAAGAAGATAAATATAATATAGAGAAATTTGTAGGGGATTCTTTGGTCTTGGTTCTTAAAGAAAATAATGATGATTATTTTTATCAGAAAATAATCTTAAAAAGGAAAGAAGCAGAAGATGGACAAATATGA